CACCGGAACTAGCGAACAGACGCTAATAAACTGGCATAGAAACAAATCTCAACTATTTTCTGTCGTTGTCGCTGGCGCTGTTGTAATCAAAAACCGGAGTTAATCACAAATCTCGGCTAACGAGCGCCAATCATCTGCGGTGTAGTTAATAGTTAATTGCCTGATTTATTGCTCTTTAATCCTCGTCGTATAGTGCTTGGGCTAATTCAGAAGCTAGGGCTACGTTCACAACTTGTAAATATGTAATGATCTGCGGAAGTCCTAAACCTTCTTCGATGTAGTCAGTGACCAGAGTGTCTAGAGCTATAAAGAACTCTTCGCCCTTTTGGGCTTCTAGTGTCTGCCTTCGTATATCGGTTACATTAGTCACAGATTTCGGCCATTAATCGCCAGTCTTCGGCTGTGTAATTAGTTGTGTCTGTCTCTCCAGCGTCGACCATCACGCCAGATCCGCCAAAGTAAGGAATGCCAGTGTTACCCTTGATGCAAGCAAAGGCGTTTTCACCCTCATCTACACCTAGAGCGTTTAGCTGGCTGCATCCAGGCAAAGCAATGGCGCAAGCCAATAAGAATGCAGCGAATGCGAGTGTTTGTATGATTAGCTTGAAATTAGGAGTCATTGATTCCACCTTACCCAGCCGCCAGCTCTAACGCCGCGGTACATTGAATGTCGTTTCCACCAAGGCACACCCATTGCTTTCATGCCCTCTAGGAATATCTGGTCGCATTGTTTTCTAGTAAATTTCATGCGATCACCCAGAATGCCTGTGTTTGAATATAACCAGTCATGAATTACCGCAGCCCACCTGTGCCGACCGTTGACAGGGAACGCCCACATCAATGCTCTAGGAATAGAGGCTAAATCATTCTCAAACCCTGCTGGAACTGTAATAACTAAAGGTTTTCCGGTTATTAGCGTCCTGTAGGCGAATCTTGCTCCTAGCCTCCATGTATCAGGCAGAACAGCCTCGCTTATCAATGGGTCGAGGAATTTCGGTGTCATGCTTCTTGCTCCATAGAGCCTGGTATCAATTCAAAATGAGGCAGATCAATAAACTTCTGGTCATCTGTCTCTGTGTCCCTATCCCAGTCGCCGCCCCATCGAACCTTGAGAAGCATTTTCTTAGCCCGGTAAAGCTCATTAGCTTTTGCCATTACAAAACCGGCAAAATAGTACATTCTGTCTGTGTCTTCCCAATCTACCGGCCATGGGATAACGTCTACAGCCAGTGAAGGAACCTTGTTGTGCATTGAATTAGGGTATTTAACTTTGCTGAAACCGCCCTTAACGGCCTTGTTCTGGTCTTCTTCGCCTCTATGCCCACAAATTACTGAGCAATCGAAGTCTTTGACTACCTCAAGGAATAATGTCTGCAAATCGCCGTGAGCGCTGTTTAATCGGCTCATACTGGATTTGCCGAAACTAGGCATTTTTTATACTCATTTACGGGCCAGCTCTCTAATAACTGAATTTATACCGTCGAGTTTTGCGTCTATTGTTAAATAATTTTGTTTTATCTCATTGTTGAGAGCGCCAATGTTCGTGTCCTGACGGTTATCTATTTGCCGCTGAGAGGACAATATCTCCGCTAATCTGGTGTTGACGATATTTTGTTTGGTTTCAATGACAGATACCCTGCCGGTTACTGCCGCCCAACTACCTGCGAGAGTGATAAATAAAATAATTGTGGATATTAGATGGCTAATGCTGACGCTTTTTTCTAAATGCCATTGCCGAGGATCTGTATTTGCCATTTTTAATCCAAAAAAAAGCCCCCGAGTTTCCAAGAGGGCTGTAAGAGATAATCTACACGCATAAAAAAACCCGATCCATTGCTAGAGCGATGTTTGTACTGGGGGTCGAATCTCAGTAAGACATAAACCATACTCAGAAACCGATTTGAAATCAACCTTTAATAATTATTTTTAACCAGACATTACTAGTGTTGCTTCTTGGTATCTTTCATACTTATCAAGTTCCAGCTCTAAGACCTCGTAAGCAGCTCTAACGCGCCCTCCAAACTTCTTAATAGCCTTAGATTCATCGTTAGCGATCTCAATCTCATAGCCTCCCACAAGCCTCATGCGGTCTAAGTCTGTGAATAGCTTTCCCGTGTCTGGATTGATGCTGTGATAATAGCGCCTAGACAGTAATGCTTTGGTTTTGGCCTTGTGAGACTGCCCATTTAGCAGTTCGCTAACCACCGCCCTGATCTTTCTAGTGTCGTGATGCTCTTTGCGGAAATTCTCTAACGCGATAATCATTGTCATGTTTGACTGATCGTTGCCAGTACCTCTAGGGATATCAGCACCAAACTCTATGATCTTAGCCATCATGGACTCACCGCCCCATCCTGCGTCATTGGAGATAGATATTAGGCTGTCTAGATAAATGTCTAACAACTTATCAATATGGTTATGCTGCATTACTATCTCCCAATATATCAAAAGAGCCATATAAAGCCCATAAATTGCGTTAATGTGTCGTTTGTGACTCGCTGTTTTCAAGCTCTTGAATCTGGTGGCAGATAACCGCTGCCTGGTCTTCAATTAATTCTGATAGTTGATCTATGTTGTCTTTTAGGTCGGTAACTTCGCATTGAGCTCTGCCGTGCTCCATTCCACAGTAGGTGCAGGTCATTTGATTACCCCGCATTGAATGAGGAGCAAATAACACCGGCTTCTCGGTCTGTTGTTCCAATTAACAGCGCATCGACATCGCAAGCGCTGGCCCACGAAGAATATGTATAATCCTCGTCAACTCCGCTCCAGTCATGTCCGCTAGGATGTATCTTTGTGGCATCCTCCTCACTCTCCGCAGCAACTACCGCAGAGTCGTAAGTGTCATATTCATTGTTAACGCTTTGAGATATCAGATATAGGTTCACAATTCAGCCTCCAGTTCTCTTGATATGTTAAATTTAATGTATTCCTCGCCCTTCTTGACGATGTTTTTAATCACTTCAGCTCGCATAATTCGCCTATCATCAAACCCATATTTCTTCTGCAAAATGTCTTGAAACGGCTTAATCGGGTTATCCCAATCTGAAGTCTTGGCCGAGAATCCGAATTCATAACTCACGCTTAGCGGGCCATCCGGTATGTCTATCTTCTTTGGTAATATCAAAAGCAAATCACGTTCATACCGTTTGTATTCTGGAGTCTTAAAGCGCTTACCCTGCCAAGCCACGTTGACGCTCATAGGCTTGATTCCGACTTTATGCAACTCGTAGTACTCCTTCGCTAAAAAGCCTCTCCAGCGTCCTTGTAAGAGCTCTTCGCATGTAGAATTGCTTATGTTTGTCGAACTCTTCAGACTTCACCCTACCGTCAAGAACATCGTGGCAACTTGAACAGCCATCGCAGCCGCTTAGGTCTGTTGATTTCATGCCCATGCCGCCGTTTCCATCTGGTAGGTGGCAATAAACGGTAGTCTCTGGGTTGTAGTTGCAGATACCCGCGATATTCAACGTGCAAGCTGCGCCCTGAGAGGATTTTGTTATCTTTTTATTCTTCACTTAGCTCAGCCTCAATCAATAGCTCGATGTAGTGCTTGGCCTTTCTCAAGTCCTCAACGCCGTTCTTGGATTGATAACGCGACACGTACTTAACAACATTGCCAGCGCAAAACCCCAGGTCATTGGCTTGGATGTAATTGATTGGCTGAATCTTCATGTTTTTATAGTGATTGCCGCCAACTTGAATAGTTGTAGCACTTGCTTTCTTGCCTGCGTCCATAGACCGCTCCATGCTCATCGTTTAGCCCGCCAAGACCGGCCAAACTTGTGCAAAAGCGTTCGCTTGCCGTTGGCGTAGGTAACAACATCAGTATGCAGCCAAGAACTAAGGCCTTCCGCATATTCAAGATCTAATCGTGAGTTTGTGCCAGCCCTGTAGTGCCCACCCTCAATAGCGGGGCTGTGTCCGTGCCCTGTGTTGCATTTTACCCCAATGTCCTTGTAGGCGTTGATAGAGCCTCGTGCGCCGTTGACGCCTTTATCCCCATGAAATGAATTTTCTGTGCCTGCAATCATTAGCGAATCGCTACGTTTCAAGAATCGCATGCCATCAAATTCCAAATGATCCCTTGCCAGCAATTCAAGAGGGTTGGGAATCTTTGCCGACGTCTCGCCCATTACAACGCCAGATAATACCCGCGCCATCATCGTATGGTAGAACAGAGCATTCTCAGGATCGAGATTAGGCTCCCCACGCTCCAACCAAGTTAATAAATGTTCATTGTGGTTTGATCCAACAACAAAAAACTCGGTATCCGCGCAAAGCCAGCCTTTTGTTTTCTCAAAAGTCCTTAGCACTTCTTTTTCCACGTTGTTCTTGCCGCTTCTGTGCTTGGCGTAGTTAATAAAAACGCGGTTCCTGTGATGATGTGATCCGCTATACCCATCAAACCAATCGTGAAGCACCACCTTTTCAGGTTTTAGGACTTTTACAATACAGTCCTTATCTAAAAACGTGATTCGCTCGCAATCAGGATCTATAAACTCCGTGTGAATGTCGCCCAGTGTTAAGCCTGCGGCGCGCGGGGCTTTTTTCTTACCCGTTGGCGTGTACTCATAGTCCAAGTCGATAAAGCTGCCGTCTTCCATGGCGGCAATTTGCCTAGTGTGATAAGTGTCGCCGTCAATCTCCACAACCGTTGCGCCTATAATGTGATGAAAATCACCTTTTGCGCCCGCTTTCGTGTCTGAATAATTCGACTTAGTGATTGCGCCGGTTGTCATTAGGAGTTTTGGAAGCTCGTGTTGCGGGGTCGCCACAGCTTTTAGCTGCACCTTTGGATGTCCGAATATTCCAGACATCCCGCCAGTAATGGATTCAAGGCCAGAAAGCGGCTGGGTGGCGGTTGGCTGGGTTTTGATGTCTCCCATTATCAAAATATTGCTATTCAACACCTTGCGATGGTTCATTAAATAAGGAGAGACTTCGTCAGCCCAATACTCCTTGGACCTCTTGGAAATTACGCCTTCACCTACGCTTGTTGGGTTTCGATATCTGCCAGGTATCACCACCAACATGGCGTTTCTATGCCTGCAGTAGTGCTTTATTGACGCAAGAAATTCGGTATCCACGGCGGTTGCGTTTTGTGCCCATGTGACAACGTATGTCGGCACTCTGTGCGATAGCTTTTTATCTACCTTGTTGGAGTTTTTAGCGGATACCTCTTTGTCCGGCTCAATGATTGGCTTTGGCTCATATCCGGCGGCAACTGCTTTTTTCATAACTCTGCCAGTAGCCCTCACAACATTGGAGTTAGACACCCCAATAAAATCGGCGGCAGCACGGCTTCCGCCTTGACTTATCCACGCCTCGACGGATCGCTTTTCGACTTCCGTTGGGCTTCCTAGTTTTAAAATCTTATAGTCGGGTATTATAGGGTTCGACATATCAATTCCTATTTTAAAGTATTTTCATTTGCCCGGTAATGCTTTAGGTCGCTGTTTTGTTCATATCGAACACACCGCACAGCCTGGGCCTGAATCAAATAGCCTTATCTGATCTTCGTTGTTTCTTTGCGCCCCGCCCTTGCTTGTAAACATTGGCTTTCCTATTTCGTCTGCAAGATTTTTCATCTTTATGTAATTTTCTCTTCCTGTGGCATCAAACGCATAAGCCTTCTCTTTTTGAGGATCTCCCGCCGCTTGACAAGGGAAGCACCCAACCCTAGTAAATCCAGCTTTATAAAGAGGGTTTTCTCTACCCCCTAAATGCGCGATAACTTCATTAAAGCTCCACTCTAAAATTGGGAGCCTGAACATAACGCCTAACTTAGCTAGGTATTTAGGGTACTTGCTCATAATTTCATGAGGCGGGTATAGTTCGTCATGTAATTTGGTTTCGTATCTTTTAGCCCTGTCTGTGCTTTCCTCAAACCTCATCCCGTACCAAACCTCGAACCCATAACCCAAATCTTCAGCAAGTGATTTTAAGAATTTCTTAGTCGGCGTTATCTTTAGCTCATCAGTGCAATGACGCGCACCACCACCAGGAAACCTTTTATATTTTCTGCACTTCTCTTCTACAGACCCTTCGCAAATTCTTTCTATCTTCACGCCGTAATGCTCTTGCATATAATCAATATGGGCGTAGGTAAGTTCGTGCTCAAATTTCGTGTCACAAAAAAGCCCAATAATTTCATCCTTGCTAAACCTCTCTAGGGCAAGCTCAAGGCAAACTTGACTGTCTTTCCCTCCGCTTACTGGCACCACGCACTTAATCATGCGGCTTCGACTCCGTGTGATTTTTCCTGCAATTTCTTAAACTGGCCCTTTGACTCAAGGACGATGCCATCGTTAATACCTGCCGCTTGAAGCCAAGTTAATAGCTCGAACATTTCTGGCACCTTCCACGTTTTTGAGCTGGTGAAATCTCGCTTTCTCTGATCAGGATTCTTAGGGTTGATTACCTCGTGAATCATCCAAATTCTTCCTGTTTCTTTGTAGAAGCCTCCCTTGATTGCGCGCTTCATTCCTTCGACTTCACCCTTCAAAACATCGCGCTTATCTTTCCGCAATAGGTAAGCCGCATACTCGGTCAGCCAAACGTGAAATAATGAATTCTGATCTAAGCTGCGGTCCTCGCCCAATCTGTAATCAATCGTCACGTACTTGTGCTTCTCGTAGAGAGACATAAGCGTGTCGATGGCTACCCGCCAACTAGCATCTGAGTTGATTAGAAGAGAGTCTTTCATCACGCCGCTTTTTCCATATCAAGATCATGCCAACCGGCTAGCCACCATGAACGCTCAACTGTGTTTGTCAGCCAGCAGCTTTCGGTTTTCTTTTTATCAGCGCGAGCTTGACGGCCGCTAATGTAGAGCTCTTTCTCTCGGTTTCTTGTTAGGGCTTTAGTGGTCATCTAAAATGGGATGTCGTCGTCAAAATTGTCGAAGTTGCTCGGAGCTGCCTGCGGTTGTGATTGTTCCTGTCCTGATTGGCTGGGAGCGCCTTGGGGCTTTGAATCGCCCTGCCAGAAAACAACGACATTACCCAAAATATTGCCCTTCTCGCCCTTGTCCCTAGCCTCCTTGCTGATGTCCTGAGTTATCATGCCGTGATTACCGTACTGGTCTGCTTGGTTAGGGTCGATAAATACAGTGGCATCGAGATACGTGCCCTTGGAGCCTTTAAATAAAAGCTCTTTGTCAATCTTGCTAACATCAATTTTTACTCTTACGCCTATGCTCATACTGATACCCTTGAATTAATTGGAACTAATGGAAACGGATTAACCGAGTATTGGAAGTTGCTGTGACCCAACCTAGACTCAAACTCAGGCTCATATTTTTTATTCGTTCGTGTGTACTTTCTGCAATTCTTAGCGTGGTCGCTCGTGAATATTCCCTGATCAACAAGCTTGGGCATGACAGCGCACATTCGAGTAACTGACAGGCCGATAACCTTGCTAATATCTCGCATTAGGTAAGGTCTGCCGACAGAGATTGAATTGATTATTTCTTCCTTTCCTTCGGTTTGCTTGCTCATGCTGCTTGCTCCGTTTTCATGTCGAATGGAATTGAATGCTTGTCTTCGGGTAGAAATTGCCCAGACTGATGAAAAAACAGCCGGTAATATCCTTCCCATTTTCCATGCCTTTGCTTCTCAATAATTAGCTCTTGATCCGATGATTTGAGTAAATATTCGTTATCTTTTATATCTGGGTATTGCTTTTCTTTAATTGATTCGCGTTTCTTGTCAGCCCAGACTATTGCCACGTTATCCACAAGGTCTGTGAGAGATCCGGAACCCTTGATATCAAACTTTGTGGGCTTGTATTCTGGATTTCCGTGCGGGGGTTTTCTGACATGGTGAACCAAGTGGATGTGGGTTTTTAAGTGTTTCGCAGCCCATGCCAATCGGTTTATAAAATCATTCTCAGCGTCAATGTCGTTTCTGATTCCGCATTTTGAAAGCGAGTCCAATACGATGTGATCGCACTTCATTTCTCGACCGCAGTAGTGAACAAATCCGAGTATTTTTTCTGTCTTGACTGAATCTAGTTGGTCGTAAATCAAAACATTCTGGTCAATAAAACCAGTAAAATCTTTTATGAATTGCTCGCTAGGTCTGCCTGAATTGCTACCCGCTGCCTGACAGCACATGCGCCACAAAGTTTCCTCTGGGAACATTTCCATCGAGGCGATAGCAATCTTTCGAGACTTAGCCAAGTGCAACATGACCTGACCTAGCATCATGGATTTCTTATGGCCGTTAATCCCAGCCCACAAAGTAACTTCACCTGGTCTCATTCTAAATGTTCCATGAGTCTTTGACCAAGGGAGTTTGTCACCTCGTATCTCTGGGCCGTTCGCCATAGCCAAAAGCTTATCGCCCCAATGACCTGCCGGATGTATTTCTTGCGCCTCAAGATCGCCAACGATTTTGATATAATCATTAAAATCTACGTTATCTGGAATTCTCATATCCCCTGCCCTCGATAATCCTGTGAAGGAGATTCAGGTGTTTGGTTTTTCTCCCAAGTCCTCACAGCAGCTTGCCAATCTTTCATTTTATTTTTCCCAATCATCCAGCCCTTGCCTTGGTAAAAATCTACGAAGGTATTTGAATCAATTTTGACAGGTCTTGTTTTTACATAATCCTCAACTTCTTCAACCTTGGGTGGAGTGAAGCGAGCCCTATTGGTTAATGGTTTATGGTTATTGGTTAATGGTTTATGGTTAGCATTGCCTTCGCATTCAGTTCGCAATGCGTTCGCATCGGCTAAGTCCTTTGTTTTCGCCCACCTTGCGTTGGCACTGGCTTTTGCCTTGTTTGACTTCTCTTTAAAAATTTCTAAATCTTTTTCAACTCGCTTGCATAAATATGTGCTTTTTTTCAACACAAAAAACTCGCGCAATACGTTCGCAATGCTTTCGCAATGCGTTCGCATTCTTATCAATCTGGCTATTTCTTCAACTGATTTTGGTAGGCCAATTTCATTCAAATAGCAGTAGTCAATCATCCTTCGATAAGCCAAATCTTCCATTTCATCTAGGTGAGAAGTATGGCTGTGATAATCGCCAATATTGAATTGGTAATAGTGCATTAACCCGCCAACCTCGCTTTGATTACTAGCTGCTTTTCTGACTCAGTGAGGCGCTTTCCTTGCTTAACCATATCTTCGGCTATAAGGACAACAATTGAGTTGTAAGAGTCCTTTTGGCGGCGTTTAATGATAGGGGAATGGTTTTCATCATTGTCTGGGTAAAGATCGCTGTAATCGAGCCCTACAGCCTCTAGCACGTCTAAAGCTCCGCATCCTGCATGGCAATGTATTAACGTCCTATCGCCCTCAGATTTGATAGAAAGACTTGGCGATCTATCTTCATGAGCTGGACACCTTGCTATCCATTTGTGGCTAGACACTTGCCTACAAAATTCAAGACGCTCCACCAGTTTCTCTGCTTTTCTCATTTACTTACCTGTATATAAACCCATGCAATTTTAGTAATTACGGGCAAAAAAAAGCCGCGCTAACCTGTGCGGCATGAAACTAGAAAAATATCAGGGCGAAGATCTATCGCGGTTACTTTGTCTCCGGTCAGCTCCTGGATTGTTAAACAATATTTTGCAGGCACTTTTCTGTGGCCTGATGCCCACTGGCTTACAAATGTCGGGTCAACCGCCAGGCTATCCGCTAGGTTTTTTTGCGAACCTAGAATCTCAGAGGCGGCACGTACTGGGTTTGGTTGGTCAATCATTGTGTGGTCCTGAATATGATTAGTGAAAGCACATTAGCATTTGCTAACGGAACAAGTCAAGCATTCGTCGAATAATTAGCACTTAATAATCAAGGCTCAAAATAGTTAAAATAAATTAGCATTTGCTATTGCTATAGTGATTAGCTTTTGCTAATGTGTGTTCATGCCTAACCAAACAGGCGTGGACCAAGTTAAATTTATTTCAGGAGCAGCGGCATGAGCGAATTAAGAGAAATCAGCACAGACGAATTAAAACCCTTACGTGCATTCAATAACGACAAAGTATTTCAGGCCCAAATGATAGCGGCTGCAATCTCTCACCGAGAGAAGGACGAATATATTGCTGGCGCTTACGCAAAGATTAACGGCTCATTCAAGGGCTGCTCAGTAGGCTGCTCGCTGTTTGATGTGAATGGAATTAAGGGCGTCGATGTTGGCGAGGAATATAACGACCACGCACTGCTAGCCAAAGAGCTTGGGATTCCTGAATTCATCTGTCACCTACAAGATTCAATCTTTGAAGGCTTGCCGGAAAGCGAAAGATTGCGATGGACTGAAAGATTATTTAATTCAATTCGACTCGGCGCAGACCTCACACCTGTGCTGCCTAGATTCTTGCTGAAAACACTAGACAGATTACCAGAAACAAACAGAGCGGATGTTGTAGATGCGATCAGGGGCGTTAAAGACGTCTTAATTAACTGGTCTGAGACTGGCGAGGCCGATATTGAAGCAGCACGGTCAGCGCGGTCAGCAGCAGGGTCAGCAGCACGGTCAGCAGAAGGGTCAGCAGAAGGGTCAGCACGGTCAGCAGAAGGGTCAGCATGGTCAGCATGGTCAGCAGCAGGGTCAGCAGCACGGTCAGCAGAAGGGTCAGCAGCACGGTCAGCACGGTCAGCAGCATGGTCAGCGCGGTCAGCAGCAGGGTCAGCAGAAGGGTCAGCATGGTCAGCAGCATGGGAACAAATAGCCAACGACCTTATCGAATGTGTTGAGGGAGCAGCGGCATGAGCCTCTTAAATAAAATAATAGCAGAGCTTCAGGCTGATGAAGACCCAATTTATATTCAAATTATCGGAGCTATTTGTATTCCGGTTTCCCTCTACATCATTGCAGTTATAGGACTTTCACTATGAGCATACACCACGTTTTAGAACAGTTTGTTAAGGACAACAACGGGATTGGATATAAGAAATTTGATTTTTATCTTGAGGCTATGAGTGAGGCTAGCGAGCAGGATTTGTTCGAGTTTGAGCAGTTAATGACTGCCGCGATTGACGAGCGCGATGTAGGCGATTTTTATGGAATATCGCTGAAAGTGGCCCATGCTACTAGACGTATGTGTCAGGCCTACGCTGCTAAATGCTATTCAGAGCAATGGATGCTAACCGAAAATCAAACCATCAATGGCAATGTGCGCCTAGTTGCTGACAATCCAAATCAGGAACACATCGACGCTGACAAGAAAGAAACGGCTAGAGATTTTGCGGCAGCCCACCATGACGCATTGGGGGCAAGAACATGAGCAACGTGATTCTGTTTAGAGGTAAGAACCACCCCAACGTAGTGCCCTTCAGGGGCCTGCACCAGGCAGAGCAAATAGCCGAATCAATCATAACCAAGGAAATCGAAGAAGGGATTATAGACGCTCAGAAGAGGTTTGAGGCTAAGCAGAAAGCCGCTGTAATGGTGAAAGACGCGAGCCCTTTAAGCCAGTTATTCGCAGCACCAATTCTTGAGCATGGACTCATGCAGCAGATAGAACAATTTGATTGGAGTAAAAAGTAATGGAAAAAGCAATAGCGGTTACAGAGATTCACCAAGAGACTAGCGCAGTTTTAAGAATGATTGAGCGCGTGGCTACCGATCCCAATGCGGATATTAACAAGCTAGAAAAGATGCTTGATATGCAGGAGCGAGTTTTAAACCGAAACTCACAACAAGCGTTTAGTGCTGACATGGCCATGATGCAATCAGAGTTGCCAAGGGTTATAAAATCGCGCGATGGTCATAATTCTAAATATGCCCCTTTAGAGGATATCAATGACGCAATCAGACCAGTGCTACAAAAATATGGTTTCGCGGTTACGTTTGGTATTGAGCAGCAAGAAAAAGGAATCAATATCATCACTCACCTTTCGCACAGAGAGGGCCACAGAGAAACAACTAGCATTCTTTTGGCCGCTGACACATCTGGCAGCAAAAATGGAGTGCAGGCAGTTGGCTCTTCAATCTCATACGGCAAGCGTTACGGCATCTGCGCGATTCTCAATATATCTACTGGGGACGATGTTGATGGAGCCCTGCCGACCCCTAACGAGCCCGACGTTACTGATTGGCTGTCCAGCATTAGCGCTTCCTCAAATTTAGAAGAATTGAAGAAAACTTACATGGACGCATATAAGGAAAACTCGACTTACAAGGGCTCTGTGCAAAAAATAAACGCGGCTAAAGATGCCAGAAAGCGGGAGTTATCACAATGATAGAACAGGGAAGCGAGGAGTGGCACCAAAGCAGGCTAGGCAAAGTAACGGCCTCTCGTGTTTACGATGTAATGACCAAAACTAAATCAGGTTATGGCGCAGCAAGGAAAAATTACATGATGGAGCTTTTGTGCCAAAGGCTGACAGGTAATCGTGAAGAAGGCTTTACCAATGCTGCGATGCAAAGAGGCAACGACCTTGAGCCAATGGCAAGAGGCCGCTATGAAATTGAGAACGATGTTCTGGTGATAGAAGAAGCGCTAATTGATCATAAAACGATTGAAGGTTTCGCAGCCTCTCCAGATGGAATGGTGGGCGATAAGGGGCTTCTCGAGATTAAGTGCCCTAACACCGCAACGCATATTGATTTTATCCGAACCGGCAAAATATCTGCGCGTTATCAATCACAAATGACAGCTCAAATGCTTTGCATAGGCCGAGAGTGGTGCGACTTCGTTTCCTTCGATGATCGGCTACCGGAAGCCCTGCAATATAAGTGCGTTAGGTATGAGCTAAACAAAACTTTTGCAGATGAAATGACCTTAGAAGTAAACAAATTTCTTACCGAATTATCCGACTTTGAGATAGAAATGAAGGAGCAGGCAGCATGAACCAAAAAAGCGTGAAGGTTTTTGTCGAGCTAGAAGCAAATGTAAGTTTCTTTGAAAGTCCTTTTCGAGCTGAGAGGCTGAACGAGCCAGAGGAACCATTCGAGATTGATATAGAAAATGTTTCTGTTACCAGCAAAAACGGCTTTATTAAGTTGCTTATAACCAACATCGTTGATCTGGAAAAGGTTAAAGAGCAGGTTATGGAAGAGCTTAGCCAAGACGACAGGGGCAACGAGATATGAGCAACTTAAAGTGCAGCAGATGCGAAGAAATCGAAGACGGTGATATTACCGAATCAGTTTCAGATCCTAAAGACTCAATTAAAATGTGCTCCCTTAGCTGTCTTGATGAGTCCGAGCTATAGGGGCTAAAGTTTATGGGGTGGTTAAGCAGCACATTAGTCGTGATAGCTGTGGGTCGGGAGTTCCTAGCCGCCACCCCACCATTTTAAAAGCAAAAAGAGGATAACGCGCCAAGGATGGTGCCAGATGAATAGAGTTTGTTTGTGGTGGTGTTGGTGTGTGCTGAAAAGCACTCAT